ACTCGACAGCCAAGCTCCGTGCAGACTACCTGGCAGACTTTGATAGTACTGCCAGATACATCGGTAACGATGGTGTCGGCACCGGCGGCGGTGGAGAGTGCGATGAGTGCAATAGCAATGAGTTTTTTCATTTTAGGCCTCGATTCCATATCCAATATCGTTGTAAAACATCTTAACCATTTCTGGCTTTTTTTCGTCAACCCAGTTCCAGGGCGCATCGTCGTATCCTTCCATGTTGCGAATAGCGCACCGTTCGATTTGGCGCAGTAGTCCGAAAGCTTTGCTGGCCGACCAGTCTTCCGTTTCGCATGACTGATAATCCAAGCAAGCGCACATGCCTAAGATGTCAATCGGCTTAACCGAGCGGGGGAGTCGGTTGAAGTAGCACTTAGCCCACACCCTGGCCGATACACAGATTTCATCGTCGTACATGCATGGTCCTGGACGGCTACCGTCTTTGTCGTCAGGGTAACGGGTGGACACCGAACGGATGTTTTCCAGGGCAAGGACATGAGCAGCGCGTTCAGCAAACTCAGACCCCTTGTGCTCCTTGGTGGCGTAATACGCGGCCAACAAGCCGAAGTGCTCAGGGTTGCAGATATATGCAGACATGGCTTACCTCACAACGGTGATGATAGTGCGGGACAAAACCCCGGATAGGCCAGGGTCGCGGTCAAGAAGGTTCTTGCGGAGAGCTGCGTCTAATTCACGCTGGGCTCGTTCGCGGCGGATGCGCTCAATAGCGCGGCGCTCTTCCTGTTCGTTACGTGCACGGGATACGCTGTGGCTGTACATCATGCGGCCCTCCGAGCTGGTTGGCACACACCTTCTTCTATCAATGCTTCTGCCGTTCGGCCAAACCATCCTTGGAGCTGCCAGCAAAGACCGGTGTCGATCAGATGCTGCCAAGCTGCGTATAACTGCTCTTCAGATTCGGCTGCGATCCATCCTTCTGCAATGCCCACTGCGTCAAAGTTTTGCATTTTTACTCTCCTGTTGTAACCCGTAAGGAAGCGGGGATCTACCTTGATCAGAGATGGTCAGAACACCTGGCCATGTACGAACTCTATCAGCAATGACTTCGGAAGTCAACACTTATTTATAGTGCGATCCAAAGTAACCGGAAAATGGCATGATTGTTTCCGCCCGGTAATGATGTCGGGCAGGGAAAATTCGGATTGACAGCCGGGAAAGACCGGCAAGCTTGATCGGCTGGCCTGGCTGCGTAGCGGTTAGGAAGGTCTGGGACGCTGGCTTGAGAGTCGGCACTACTGGGCGGCACCAGCACCGCATTATCGTAAGCGGTACTAAGACGCATGAGGCTTTAGATCGCCAGACTTCGGAAGGTCTGGATGGTCGCCCGGAGGCCTCAGTCGTGTTGGTGGAAGCGTAGACTGATACGCAACCGTTATGCACACGAGGTGGAGACAGACAGGTTATGCGCGCATACCGTTGATTCTGTCACAGTGGGTCTAAGCCGGAGATCAGTACCGGCCGCCAACAACCAATTCAGTAGGCAAGCGCTTGCGCTGCTGGACGTAGCACTGCATGACGTAACGCAGATGCTAGAGGCCGATAGTCGAAACTCGAACGCAACGAAGAGAACAGCCGCTCTCTGGTCGGAAAAGCTGTGACGCCCAGGAAAGACTGGGGCCAACACGCATGGCGATTGAACGTATGGGCGAAAGCCGAGGCCGCTATACAAACAAGCCGCAGTCGTCAGTCGTGTTGGTGAAAGCGGATGCTGTCAGGCCAACACTCACCCATCCGAGTGGACAGACGCAGCGATTAGCCACGCGGCAGTAGTTCAACGGTAGAACCTCAGCCTTCCAAGCTGATGGTCCGGGTTCGATTCCCGGTTGCCGCTCCAGTTTCGGGGAGGTTATCCGATTAACGCTGTAGAACCTGAAAGGACCTACATCCGTTATTTTGCGATGTCTAAACAACCCTCCCCATCCTTCTCTAACTGCCCGTTGGGGATCGGGGGAGTAACGGTGTTGTCGCGCCGCCCCCATTTTCCTGTTGGTTTACAGTCTGGTTTACAGCGGGAAAACTTTTTGATTTTCAGCTAGATACCCCATAGACTTGTCCTCGGCGCAGTGCGCCCACGAAAAGCTCACCATCCCGGTGGGCTTTTTTGTTTTGAGGGTATCCCGATGATCCAACTGACCGTAACACTTGAAGATGACGGCCGCATCGTGGTCGAAAGTCCCGAGATGGATGAGCCGTATGAGTGCGATAGCGCTGCAGAGTGTGCTCAGTTCATTGAACGGATGATCGGCGAAGAGAGCGGTGAAGCCCCAGGCGAACAGGCCGCAGAACCCAAAGAAAATTATCAAGAGATGTGGAACGAAGAAGCTACGTCCCGTAAACAACCCGGCCTCATGGCCTAACCCCCAGGAGCAGCAAAATGGCTGAACAATCCTATAGCAATCCAGCTGGCCGCAACGTTTCGATCGCAGCTGGCAAAGTCGGTGGCAACCAGACTCAAGGTGCTGGCACCATTCCTAGCAAGGTCAATGTGCCTCTGCCGGGTACCAACAAGACCCAGCCGAACCAGGGCGGTGGCGTTAAGAAATCGCCAGCTGGTTTCAACAACGGCATCATCAACGGGAAGATCTGATGGAACTTCTCAATTTCAGTGATGCGCTAGACCTTCTGAAGAAGGGCGCCAAAATCGCCCGTCTTGGATGGAACGGCAAAGGCATGTTCCTGCTGATGGCAGGTGGGTACAAGGTTCATAAGGATAACCTCCGTCCAAACAGCCCGGTCACCAAGGATTTTTTGGAGTCCCGTGGCCTTGAGGAGATGGAGATCCTACCGCATATCGACATGTGGACCGTTAACAGCGACGGCCGTCAGGCATACCTGGCCGGATGGTTGGCTAGCCAATCAGACCTGCTATCTGATGACTGGGTCATCGTCGAGTAACCAATGCGTTGTAATGACCTCCGGGAGCGTGTAGCACGCCTCGAGCGGAATCTGGCGGAGATCATCTCCATGCTGGATAGCAAGGAATCAAAAGTCGAAGAGCGCAGATATGCCCTTGTGCATTTTGCCCCTGCAGACCCGATCCCTTTCTCATTGCTCCTGGATCGGTCACACCAATAACCAAACACACCAGAGGAGACCATGGCTCTCAACGAGAAGCAGCAGCGCTTCTGCGACGAATACCTGATTGACCTGAATGCGACACAAGCCGCTATCAGAGCAGGGTACAGCGAAAAGACGGCAGGTTCACAAGCATTTGACCTCCTGAAAAAACCTGATGTACAGGCATATCTGGAAGAACGCATGGATGAACGTTCCAAGCGCACCGAGATAACGCAGGACGCAGTTCTCAAAGAGCTAGCCAAGATCGGCTTCGCCAACATGTCTGACTATATGAAGCCAGGCATTGATGGAGATCCTGTCCTGGACTTCTCGCAGATCACACGAGACCAGGCCGCAGCGCTGACTGAGGTTACGGTCGAAGACTTCAAGGATGGGCGAGGCGAGGATGCCCGTGACGTTCGTCGTATAAAGTTCAAGCTTGCCGACAAACGTGCCGCCCTGGTCGACATGGGCAAGCACCTCGGCATGTTCAAGGACAAGGTCGAGCTGTCTGGTGATTTGAACCAAAGCATCAAGGTGTCATTTGTCAAACCTGGCACCTGAAACCGAAGTAGCAATTAGCCTTCCGCACTGGTCGGAAGACCTGTTCAAGCCGTACCGATACAAAGTCGCCTACGGTGGACGTGGTAGCTCGAAGTCCTGGTCGTTTGCTGCTGCCCTGTTGCTTGAGGGTACGGCACGCCCGTTGCGCATTCTGTGTGCCCGGGAAATCCAGAAGAGCCTGAAGGAATCGGTGCATCAGCTGCTGTGCGACACGATTGAGCGCATGAATCTGGGTGCGTTCTACCTGATATTGGATACCGAGATCCGTGGTCGTAATGGCACGACATTCTCGTTCTCTGGCTTGCAGCAGCACACCGTCGACTCGATCAAGTCGTTCGAAGGTGCAGACATCGTCTGGGTTGAAGAAGCCCACTCGGTTTCGAAGAAGTCCTGGGACACGCTGATCCCGACGATCCGGAAGCCTGGTTCCGAGATCTGGGTGACGTTTAACCCGAGCCTCGATACAGATGAAGCCTGGGTGCGATTTGTCGTTAACACACCGCCCAATAGCTGGGTGTGCGAGGTTAACTACACGGACAACCCGTGGTTCCCTGCTGAGCTGGAAGCCGAGCGCTTGCACTGCCTGGCGACGAACCCGGAAGACTACAAGAATATCTGGGAAGGCAAATGCCGTTCCGCTGTTGAAGGTGCGATCTACGCTGACGAGGTGGCCGAGCTGGCCATCGAAGGCCGCGTCACGTTGCTGCCCTACGATCCAAAGTGCCTGGCGCACAGCGTCTGGGATCTGGGATGGAACGACAGCATGGCGATTGCCATTGTCCAACGTGTTGGCCCGACAGGCCTGGCCGTAATCGATTACATCGAAGACAGCCACAAGACGCTGGACTATTACGCAGACCTGCTGAACAACAAGCCGTACCGTTGGGGATCGCATTGGATTCCGCATGACGGAACGCACAAAGATTTCAAGACGGGGCAGTCGACTCAGGACCTCCTGAAGAAACTGCTTAAGGGCAAGCTCAAACCGAAGATCATCCCGAACATCGGGATTGAGTCGGGTATCAAGATGGCGCGCATGCTGTTGCGTCGTGCCTACTTCGACAAGATCAAAACCAGCCGACTGATGGAGTGCTTGAAGCGCTACCGCCGGGCGGTGAACAAACAAACGGGTGAGCCAGGCGCTCCGGTGCATGACGAGTTTAGCCATGGTGCTGACGTCTGGCGCTATGTGGGCGTGGTTTCTGACCAACTCAAGAATGAAGATGACTCGCCATTCGGCAATGCGCCGGTGGTGGCTTTTGGCACTTACGACCCAGTCACTGGGTATTGATACACATCGTACACACAAACCAGCGTTTGACTGGAATGGGAAACACTTATGGACATTCAGGCACAGAACATTGACGTCGAAGTTGATTACGTAGACGAAGAGACGCTGCGTCAGCAGCAAGAAGAGCGGATGCAGCAGTTTGGCCATTCGCTTTCCAAGATGCGTGACGAATGGGTGCGTGCCCGTTATGCCTTGGGTGTTGATAAGCGCTGGACCGAAGACCTCGACCAATACAACGGCAAAGACAGCGTTAACAAGGCTGCCAGCCAGATGATGACGAGCGTCGAGCAGGGTTACCCGGTGACACCCAGGGTGCCAAGCCGCAACGCTCAACAGTCTACATTGGCCTCACCCGGCAGAAGACGAATGCCGCTGAGGCTCGCCTGGCTGACATCCTACTGCCGACCGATGATCGTAACTGGGGGATTCAGCCAACGCCGATTCCCGAGCTGAGTGATATGGCTCAATCAGAAGAGCCAGCTGTAGATCCGCGTTCTGGTCAGCAGATGGTCACCCCAGAAGGTAAACCGATCCGCGAGAAGGATATTGCACGCCGTATTCGTGAGCTGGCTGCCAAGCGTGCTGAATCCATGCAGCGTGAGATTGATGACCAGCT